CCGTGGCGAAGACCGCGGCGAACGTCGTGGCCTGGACCGCCACTGTAAAGCCAAGCGGGATCGAAACTGCCGCGTTGATCGGCGTGAAGTGGGTAACCTGAAGCGCCGGGGTGATCCCGAGCGTCATCGCGACGTTGGCAGAGACCTGGGCGGGGTCGCCTGCGAAGGCGATCACCTCCAGCGTCGGGATGGCCAGCGTGATCGCGACCGACGCGTTGATGGTCTCGTAGACAACCGCCTGGACATCCATCGCCAGGCCAAGCGGCATTGCGATAGCCGCCGAGATCGGGGTGAACGTCGTCGCCTGCATGGCCATGCTGAGGCCAAGCGACATGGCGAGCGCCGCATCGTACTCAGGCGGCGGCCCGGACGAGGAGCGCACCACCTCGAATTCCAGGGTGGGCGCCGGCAACGCGATGAAGACCGTCGCGCTGATGTTCCGGTTTCGCCCGTGCGACTGCTTCGGGCTGCGGCCTCGGGAAGAAACGCTCTTTGCGGAGCGGCCCTGCGTCGTGACCGAGCGACCGGATCGACCGGGCGCTATGGGCATCAGCCGCCCGGCATAGTGATGGCGGCCGAGGGGCAGTTAATCGGGCTGCCGGCCGTCACGGACGTGTTGTTCATGATGGCGTCGGCGTTGGCCGTGCCACAGGTCCCGCTGATGACGCCCGTGTCGTCGGACTTGGTGATCAGGAACCACGTCGCTACGCCTGAGGCGTCAGCGCTGCTGTCCGAGGTGATCGTGTTGAAGGTGATCACGCCGCTCGACGTGGCAGGCGCCGACGTGGCGCTGAGCGGCAGTGTTCCAAGCAAGGTCTGCGTGGTGATCGCCGTCGTGGGCGTCGCGGTCTGCGTGCCCGTGTAGAACTTCATCTTGCCGTTGGAGCCGATCGCCGTAATCAGGGCGTCGCCCATGGCGTTACGAGCTGCCGTGGACAGCTTGGGATTGCTAGCCATTTAGGGGTCTTTCAGTTCAGCAGCGGGCGAGGCCGCGAAGGACTGCCGTTTCAGCGTTGACGCGGATGGGAGGCTTCATGCGGAAGGCGGCGCGCCCGGCTTGGGCGAAGCCTTTGACTTCATCGCTCGGCCTGACCTGACACTCAGGGGCGATCATCACCGCCAGGAGGGCGCAAAGGTAGTTGTCGAAGCGGGCTCCCAACGGGGCCTCGCTATCGAGCGTGAGGGCTTCGATCTCGCACCACGGATCGACGGTCTGGCCTTCGTCGTAGATGTAAGTTGAACCGCCTTCGATTATGATCACCGAACGGTCGCGGGGCGCACGATCTTCCGTGGAAACGGCGCCCTGGACCGGATCGTAAACCGTGTCCTCGACGGTGACTGGAAACGTGATGGTGACGCCGCTTCCGGAGATGTCCGAAATGCGCTCGTTCTCCATTGCCTCGGTCGCCTCATCGACCGACAGGTTGCGGATCGGCCCGAAGCGGCCGGACATCACGAACTGAAGGTACAACCCCTTCAGTCCACGAAGCCCGATGACCACAGAGTTGTGTGGAGTGGGCGCCGGGCTGCCCTCGGTGCCGTCCACACCCAGCATCCGCAGCGCCCGGGTGATGACTTCCCGACAGGTGACGGTCATCAGTAGAGCGCGACCATGTCAGTCGCGGTCGTGGAGGTGCTGTTGATGCGCTTGAACTGGATCGGCAGAACGCCGACCGGAACCGCCTTGAAGGTCACAGTCGCGCCGTTGATGGCGACCGCGACCACGTCCCCGCTCACGCCCACATAGAGCGAGCGGGGATAGGCCCCGTTGACCTTGCCGCAGTCGGCGCTGTCCGACTTGGTGATGACCGCGTAGGTTCCGGCCGGGCGGGTGTCTTCAGACATGGATAAGGCCCTCAAGCGCTTGCATTCACCGCCGCTTCACGAGCGGCTTTGTCCTTGCGCAGCAGCGCATCCAGCTTGTCGCGGCCGAGCCGGGCGTCGTAGTCGATGCCCAGGCGGTCCAGGTCGGCCATGATCTCGGCCTTGGACAGCCGACCACCTGGCGCGCCATCCTCGTCCAGATCTGGCGGGCTGATGTCTTCGGGGTGATCTCGCGGGGGAAGGTCTTCGGCCCGCTCGTAGATCTGCCACTTGCCGCCGCGCTTTTCCCAACGAGGAAATTCGAGTGTCATGCCGCCTCCGCGAGGTCGCCGCCTGGGCGTTGCCGCAAGTAGGTGTGAAGGTTGCCGGGATAGGCTTGGCCGTCCGCGCCGTGGTGCGTCAGTTCAAGGTCGGGAACGAGCCAGATGTCCCCGCCCCGGTCGTTCCAGCGGCGGGAAAAGGCGTAGTCCTCGCCATACCAGACGCCGTTGTGGGCGCCGTGATTGAACAGGTCCACAAACGGCCGATAGCGAGACCCGAAGGCCAGCTCGGGATAAGACCCCAGGAAGTCATGCACCGCCTGGTCCGTAACCTTCAGGAAGCCCGCTGGAACCCACTCGGCGCGAATGCAGCCGTCGTCGCGGGTCTCGGGATAGCCCTCGGCGTCCGTGCGCCAGGTCCCCATGTACTCGACGGGGTCTTGCTTGAAGCGATAGGTTCCCGCGACCACATCGCCGGGCGTCTTGATCAGCTTGACGAGATCTTGGGGGCGCCAGGACAGGTCATGATCCAGAAAGATCACCATATCCGGCTGGGTATCGAGCGCCTTGCGCAGCAGCGTCGCCCGCGCATGGCTGATGTAGGCCGAGCCCACTTCGAAGACCATCTTGTGGTCGATGCCCTCGATGTCCAGCGCGGGAACCGAGGCTTCCATGGCGTCGAGGAAAGCGTCGAAAGGTCTAGAAATGGTCGGGGTCGCGAAGACCACCTTGAGGGCAGGCCCCACGAACCCCGAACCAAACGACATCAGGCCGAGCCCTTCCAGAGGCCGAGGGCCTGAAGGGTGTTCATGATCTCGATGACCGCGGCCTTGAGGTCCGTGGTCACGTCGGCGCTGGAGGCCGTCGCAACGAGAGACGTGGCTTGCGCCGCGCCGGCCCGCTGAGAAATGGCCGTGGTGCCGTAGAACGCGACCTTGGCCGAGGTGGCTTGGCCGAACTTGGCCCCCGCCACCGGGTCCTTACCGAAGACTTCAGCAGCCATGGTGCTGCTCCTTTCAGAATAGGGGAAAAGGCGGCCGAGCCCGAAGGCCCGGCCAGTCGCCCAGGGGAGGGTTAGGGGGTGCCGCTGATGCGCGTGCCACGGCGCGGATCAACGTTCTTCACGCCGTACACCACGTCAAAGCGGTGCAGGTGCGTGTCGTTCGTGCCATCCGAGGTCCGCCAGTAGCGCACCGTCAGGCCGGTATCCGGGTCGGTCGCGAAGTCCGCCTCGCCGGAATAGGGCGTGATCAGCCGGGCAGAGACCAGCGCCAGGGCTTCGGGGCGGAAGATCGTCCCGAACTTGTAGGTGGTGGCGTCGGTGTTGGCTTCGGTGTCGTCGCCCATCCATTGGATCGCGGCGTTGTCGGCCGGGGCCGCCGAGACCGTCTGATACGCACCCGAGGTGATGATCGGGGGCGAGATGGTCAGGGCGAGGTCTTGGTTGTCGCCGGTGCCCGTGGCCACGGAGGTCCCCCCGGTGATCACGGTGAACTGTTGCAGGTAGGGCAACGTCACCTTGGTCAGCGGGTTGATCGCGTAGACGCTGTCGATGGTGAACACTTCGCCGGCCGTGACCGTTTGGCCGTTGCCGACGTTGTCGATGTTCAGCGTCTGGGTCCAGTTGCCGTCCTTCACCGAGGCGTAGGTGACATTCTGGGAGGCGCCGTCCACCAGGGCGTTGCCGCCGCGGGTGCCGGTCGTGACCGTGGCCGCGTTCTGGGTGGCGTACCAGTCGATGTTGCCCAGGATCGGGAGCTTCGCACGCACCAGGGCGTCCGTGGCTTCCTTGGTCTGGGCGGTCAGGCCCGACAGGTTGCCGAGCATGGCCCACGCATCGGAGGGATGCAGCAAACCAATCCGGCCGTCCATCTCGACGCCCATCTCGTCCAGGCGCTGCGGACCTTTGGTCATGTCAGCGTAGGAGTTGATGTCCTGGCCAGGCGTGCCGACCCAGGAGTAGAACTTCTTGGTCTCGGCGTGCAGATCCATGTCGATCTGGTTCGCCAGGGCCGAGGCCTTGGCTTGCATGACCTTGGACTTCAGGAGGCTGTCCACATCGAGGGTTTCCTCCATGGAGGTGAACTCGACATCGACGCCCTTCTGCTTGTCGATGGTCACGGCGATTTCGCCTTCGACCACGTCTTGCACGGAGGCCACGGCGCCGTCGCGCACGGTGAACATCGGCGGACGCTTGATGTAGACCGTTCGGCCGTTCTTCTGGCCGGTGTTGCTGATCGGCTTGACGACGATGTCCTTGTATTCCGAGGACACCAGCTTGGGAAGGACGACGCTGTTCTTGAGGAGCTTCAAGAAGACGTTGGCGTAGACCTTCGGGGACAGGATAGCGTTGGCCATGGTGGGCCGGTCCTTTCAGGGAGGAGCCGCTAGCGCCCGTATTGCTTCTCGAAAGCCGAGAAATCCGAGGTGTCAGGCGCGACGGAGAACCGTCCGCCCGCACCGCGGGACTGCGGCGTCGGAGCTGGGGCGTCAGTGGCGGTTTTCGGGATGGGTTTGGCGGGCTCGGCTAGCCGACCTTCAAGCCGACCGAGCGCCCTGACTTGCGAGATGGGGTCGAGTGCCGCGATGCGGCGCGCCTCGTCAGGGTTTGACGCGAGGTGATAGGCGAGTTCGCCGCCCACATCGCTCGTGAGAATAGCTTCCTGCATCGGTTGCGTGCAGAGCGCCGCAGCCCGTCCGAAGTCGCGTCCGACCACATCGTAGTAATCGGCGTGCTTTTCAGTCGCGGCCTTGGTGGTCGCCTCGAAGGAGGTCATGCGCTGTTGGCGCTGGCGCTCCTGGGCTTCCCGAGCGTAGCGTTCCTCGAAGGCCTGGGTCGCGCGGTACGTGGCGAGGTCCGTGATGAAGCGGACATCGAGCGTTCCGTGCTCGTAGTCTTCGGGGCTGGGTTCGCCCTTCTCTGCGGTCTGCGGGGCTTGCGGTTGCGGCGCCTGGGTAGCTTTCGACTTCCAGAATTCCGCTTCCCGTTCAGCCTCACGTTGCGCGCGGGTCAGCTCATCGATGCGTTCTTGGACCGATTTGCGCGGCTTTGGGGCCGGTTCGTCGGTCGCGGCGGCTGCATCGTCGCCGGATGGCTCGTCACCTTGAGCCTGGGTCTCTTCGGCGACCTGATCGGTAGCCGCAACGTCTTCGGTCACGCCCTCGGGCGCGCCTTCGTAGGGTTCTGACATGAGCGCTTTCGCGAAGCCCTATGCGCGTGATCCGAGGGCGGGCGATCCCCTCGGCGCGAATTGTTTTAGCCGCAGATTCTGCTAGGCTTTTCGGATGAATGGAAACTACGCCGTAGCGATGATCGCCGCCGAAATGCGGCTGTCTCGCAAGAAAATCAACGCGATCCTCGACCGTTACGAGGAACTGACAAAGCCCACGCCCGAAGAGGTCAATCGAGCGACTTCAGCAGCCATGAAGCGCCTGATGGACAAGACGCTTTTCGGTCGGGTCAAGCTTTAGGCTTCGCAGGGGTCTTCGGCGGCTCCTTGAGCGCCTTGTCGGCCTGCTTGTGAGCCATCTCCTGCTCACGCGGCTTGTTCTGAAGATCCATCAGGTCCGCTTGGGTCTGGATGTGTGCCTGTTGGGCCTCGGCTTCGGCTTTCGAGGTCTCGGCCAGTTCCTTGCGGACGTTGATCGGCTCACCTTGCGGGGCGTTGACTTGCGATTGGGCGAGCATCGCCTCCGCTTCGGCCTTGGCGGCGTCGGCTTCGGCCTTGCGGACCTGAGCCACCTTCAGCATCACGTCCAGCTCAGCGCCGCGAGGATCTTCGGTCGGCTGGCCTGACATGCCCGTCTCGGCCTGGATCTTCTGGGCCTCGGCGCGCTTCTTCATCACGTCGGCCTCTTTGTCGGCCAACTCCAGCATCACGGCTTGCTCTTGAAGCTGCTGCTGTTGCTGCGCCTGCATCGAGGCTTGTTGCCGACGCTGGGCCTCCTGCGGGCTGATGTCCTTGTCGTCTTCCTCCACCATGCCGGGCGGGAGGGTCTTCTTCAGCCGCTCGCCGATCTCCTCGGCCAGGGGCCAATCCTGAGCCTTGGCGATCAGGTCAGACGCCACCTGCGCCGCGGTCGGAACCGCCTGCACGAACTGCATCATGCTTTCGGCGGCCTCCACGCGCTTGGTGGAATAGCTCGGGCCGGTCTCCACGACGATATCGTACTTGCCCTTGCCCAAGTCGATGGACTCCGGGTCGTTGGGGTCGTTGACGCGCTGGATGTTCTGTTGCTCGTCCTCGCCCAGAACCCGGATGGTCCTGGCCGTGTCGAACACCTGCGGGATGTACTGATTGACGACCCGGCCGCACTCCTTGATCGCGGCCTTCAGGTTGTCGTGATAGATGTAGTTGGCGACATCGCCTTCACGCTGGCGAGCCATGATCGCCTTGCCAGACGTTTCATTGCTTCGGGCGCCGAGGCTCGCATCATGCAGGCCGGTCACGTCCTTGATGTCCTGGGCGTTCAGCGCCGCTTCCTGCATCAGCGCGGCTTCAATCTGCGGCGGGTCGAGACGCTTCGGCTCTATCTGGCCGTTCCACGTCAGCACTGTGTCGCCGTTGTTCGCGGCGTTGCGGAAGTCGTCTTGGTCGCCCGCCTGGCTCTCGTGGATCAGCCATTGCTGACGAGGGGCCAAGGCCAGCTTTTCAGCCATGACCGAACGCCAGTAGTTGCGCAGCCGGGTCGCGTCCTTAGCGAAGCGCACCAGGCCCCAACGCTTGGTCTTCTCGCCGGTGTTGATCTCCCAGCCCGGAACCCGGAACACGGGGATGCGGTCAAGATCGTGCTCGACGGGATCTTCCAACAGGTCAAAGCCCGTGATCCGGTAGACGCAGGCCACCTTGCGCTTGGTCTTGCGGATCATCGGCTGGCCGCGGGAGTTGGTCAGGACCGTCTCAAGCAGCGCTTCGCGGTTCTCTTTCGTCAGTTCCTTGATCGACCCATCCTGAAGCATGGCGATCTCGGCCGGGCGATCCTTCATCACCCAGTAGTTCGCTATGCGGACCGTGTCGCGGTTCACCCAGCCCGAGCGCTGTAGCTCGCCCTCGAAATCTGAGCCCAGGCTTGAAGGGGCCTTGTCGGGATAGCGGCGCTCGAAAGCCTTGCGCTCCATGTCGTCCAGCACGAAGCAATGGCCGGCGTCCCTGCCCGTGGGGTCGGTCCGCATGCAGTCCCAAACAACCGCGAACGGGTCGGGAATGGCTTTGATCTTGATGTCCCGGTCGAACACGTCGTCCGAGGCGTAGTCGATCACAGCCTGAAAGTTGCCGATCCCGCAGCCGACTTGGTTCTGCCCCGCATTGGCGTAAACATCGGTTGCGTCGCTGTCGTGCTCGATGGCGCGGATGAGGCCTTCACGGATGCTCGCCAAGGCCTTGTCGGCGTCCTCTGCGGGCCTCGCCTTGATGGCCGGGCGGTTGATCCTGATGTCACCCACAACCTGAGCCACGAACTGCGGCAGGGTGTTGATCATCAGGG